CGCGCCCAATGCTGCGCCGCCTGCGGCTCCTCCGGCTGTTTTTATAATATCTTTGGCCGCCTGGCCTATGTTGTTTACGCTTTTGCCGTAAACATTGACCACGTTGGCCGTTACCGTCATGGTGGTCGTTGTGTATGCGGATGGTGAGGCTCCGGGCAGCGTGTCCCCACTGCCTTTTTTGAAAATGTTCTTGATGTCTGTAATCAGGCTTTTGGCTTCCTTTACGCCTCTGTAAATTCCGCCTATGAGCTTGCCTCCCAGGACTACTCCCAGTACCGCTACCACTTCCTTGTTGTTGTTTGCCCAGTCTTTGAGGGCTTGGGTTATCTGCTCTGTGTCAAAGCCTTCCTTGAAGCCCTTCAGGAAGCCTGCGCCTACGGATTTGCCTTCATCAAAGGTCTTGCTTACATCGATTCCGAGTATGGCCAGCAGGCCCATTTTGAGGCCGCTGCCCAGTCCTTTACCGATGGCTGCTGCCTTTTCTGCGAACCATGCCTTGCCGGTACTGTTCCACCATGCGCTGAAAGGCTCGGCGACTATCTTGTCCCATGCGATCTTGATTTTCTCCCAGATGTCCGCATTCTCCCAGTCTTCGCCGCTGGTGAAGTCGTTTATGGTTTCCTTCAGCCATTTGACCTTCTCGTCGACGAAGTCCATTACTTCTCCGATGGCCTTCTCAACCGCTGGCATCTTGTTTGTGAGCCATGATGCGAATTGCCGCAGGTATGGGGCAAGCCTCGAGCCGAGTGAAATCTTTACGCCGTCCATGGCGCTCTGCAGCAGGGTAAACGAACCGGCCAGATTGTCCAGCATGACTTCGGCCATCTGCTCCGCTGTGCCTTGGCTGTTCTCGATGGACTCTGCAAGGCTGCTGAAGCTCTCGTCTGATGCGTTAATGATTGCCAGCATACCGCTCATGGCGTAGCTACCGAATAGGGTAGAAGCCGCTGCTGTTTTCTCTGTTTCGCTTAGCTTTGAGAAGCCTGTCCGGAGGTCCTTCATGACGGTCATAAATGAATTCGCATTGCCTTTGCTGTCGGTCATGCTGACACCGAGCTTCTTCATGAGCTCTACCTGTTCGTCGGTCGGAGTGACCATGTTACTGATCGCCGTCTTTAGTGCGGTACCGGCCATGCTGCCTTTTACTGCTGAGTTGGCCATGAGGCCGATTGCGGTGCTCATGTCTTCGATGCTGTATCCCATGGCTCCCGCGATTGGTGCTACATAGGTGAATGTTTCGCCCATCTGGGCCACGTCTACGTTGGTTGCTGCTGCGGCCTTGGCCAGAACATCGGCGAAGTGCGCTGTATCTGAAGCCTGCAGGCCGAAGGCAGCGAGGGTGTCTGTTACTATGCTGGCGGTGGACGCGAGGTCGAGCCCGTCTGCCGCTGAAAGTGCGAGGACGCCATCAATACCGGCCAGCATCTGTTCTGTGGTCCAGCCTGCCTGCGCCATGTAGGTAAATGCTTCTCCGGCCTCGGTTGCCGTGAATTTTGTCGTCGCGCCCATCTCCTTGGCCTTCGCGGTTACGACCGCCAGCTGCTCTGATGTCAATTCTCCGACGGCCTGCACCTTGCTCATGGTCGCCTCGAAGGTCGAGAATGTGTCGATTGTGTCCTTCAAGCTGACCGATATGCCTATCACTGCTCCGAGCTGGATCAGTGGGTTCTTCAGCAGGTTTATGACGCCTCGGATTGGTGCTGTGGCCTTGTCGAGCACGGACATGGTGACGTGCCATACCTTGCCGGTTATGCCTTTGAGTGTCGTTCCGATTCGGCCTGCTACAGCGCTGGCCTTGTCGACCGCCTCTATTACTGCGCTGAATTTGGTCTTGTTGAATTCGTCCATCTTGGACTTGGTTTTCTCGATGGTCTTGTCGAATTGCGAGACCTTTTTTGTCGCTTGTGATACGCCGGGTTCGGTCTTGTCCTGTACCTCGATCGGTATCTCAATGCGGAATGTTTCTGCCGCCATTAGTCCACCTCCCTTCCTTGGTTATCTGCCTCCACCTGTATCCGGGTGGAAGCGAACATAAACGCTCGGACGCCGGGCGGCTTTGCCATCACTTCGTCTGGCGGTATTCCTTGCTTTTGGAATATGTGATGCAGGACGGTTGCCAGCCCGCCTGCTTCTATGAGTTTTTTGCTACTTCCTCCAATGTGGAGCTGTAGCCGCTGATTTCGTCGATCTTATTCAGTACCGCGTCCTTTTCTCCGGCGCGGAGGACCTTGTCGATCATGTCGATGCCGTTGGTCACGTTGATCTTCGGCGCCCTCCATGCTTCCTTGTTATCCCATATCTTCGCGCGGTCTTCCTCTACGGTTGCCTCGTAGATGAGCTGGCTGCGGTATCTGGTTGCGTTGGTGTCTTCCGGGAATTTAATTCCCAGCTGCTTGTTGCGGACGTACTTGGTGTTCTTCTCCTTGCAGAGGTTGTATTCTTCCTCCGACAGGGGTCTGATGCGGAAGGTGAAGAGTACCACGCCATTCCTCGCTATCTCGATGGGTACCACGTTGTCTTCGTCGTCCCGGAAGTCTGCAGCAGCAAGAAGCCCTTTCAAAATGTCGCCTTCGTATGTGCGAAGCTGGGCTTTTGCTTCTTCTTCGGTCAGGTCTGCGTCCTGAATGCCAGTCTTTTTGGTTTTCTCGGTATCTGCCATTTCGATTTCCTCCTATCAAAAATCAAAAATTAAGCCCGCACCGGTGTCTTTTCCGGCGCGGGCTATATTGTTACGGTGTTCCGCTTGCTTTTAGGCCCTGAGTAGGCTCTGAAGCTCAGGCGGGTCGTTGACGTACAGGCTCCATGCTCTCTTGATGATGTCGCCCACGGAGAGGTTCTGCAGGTCGATGGTACCGCTCGGCACGACGCCTCTGTATACCATGCGCTGCTGGCTTCCGTTTCGTCCCTGTACCACGCCTTGGAAGCTCCATTCGGGCATGACTCCGGTCGAGAAAGCCTCGAACAGCTCCTTGATGAAGGTTTCGTCCTCGATGACGATCTCCGTGAATGTGAGAGTGACGCCATACGACTGAAAAACTTCATGCTCCTGCGCGTCTCCGAGCGGCTGGTACTTCGCGTTCGAGACATTGACTTGGGTCTGAAAGGTTTCAACCGAAGCCAGCATTGTTCCCGCTGAATTGAAAAGCGCGCCGTCTTTACCGGTGAGCGCCTTGCGGGTGTCTATCGGTCCTCTGTTATTAAACATGTTCGCTTCCTCCTTCCTTATTCGTCAGCGCTGAACCTGAACCTGAAGGTCAGGTATGCACGCTCGATGCTGTCGATGTCGTCTACCGCGATGATAAACCATGCGCTGTCTCCTGCAGCAGGGTTCGACGGGTCCTCCATGCAGTTTCCGCTTAGCAGCTTCTTCTCGCCGATCATCCTCTTGATGACTCCGTTGGCTCCGGCGATGATGGCTGCGCGTCCGTCGCTGTCGTTGTTGACCTTGCCGATCAGCGGGGCGACGGTATCGTTGACTCTGTCGATAAGCTCGAAACGGGTCTTTACGCGGCGGATTTTTTTCCAGCCTGCGTCCTGATTGCCGTTCGGGGTTACCAGTGTGTTGATGCCCTGCTCGATCCAGATCTGTCCGGATGTGTTCGTGCTCAAGACAAGGCAGCCGCTCTGCAGCGCTGTCTCGATTTCGGTGTTTGTCAGCGGTTCTGCAAGGCTTACCATGCCGCTCACCACTTCGTGTGTCAAGCTCTGGTTGGACGGTACTGCGGCTACCATGCCTCCGATGCGAGCTGCGAGCAGGTACCCGTCGTACAGGGTTCCGCTTGCGTCGTATGCGCTGTTAAGCGGGAATATGATCTTCTCGTCATTGAAGGCTGCAGCGTGCTGCATTCTGGTTGTCAGCGTGACGGTTTTCGGCTCTCCGATTACAGCCATGCAGTTGCTTCCGGCTTCGTATATCCTGTCAATAAATGCGGCTACCAGAGCGTGTACGGCTGTGTCCGAAGTGTCGACGATCAAAACGTTCCAAGATGCGGCCTCGAGCACGTTAAGCGCTGCACTGTATTCTGTGGTGGAAACGGTCGGGTCCGTTCCGGCTGTAAATGCCGTACTCGATACTGCTGCGAGGGCCTTTGTTCCGTCGGCGACTTTGGTTGCTGTGAAGTTTGCGCTGTTCGCGAGCGCTGCGACAAGGGCTGCGGGTTCTCCGTCTCCGGTTGCTCCTTTGGCAAATGTGACCTTCTCGAATTCCGATGTACCGCTGTAGATGATGCATTCGCGCTTGTTGGCGTCTGCGAGGCTGTCTCTGATTGTTACCGAGAACGGTCTTGCTCCGGGATATTTTGCGGTGATGGTGACCACGTTGACCGGTGTTGTTGCGGTGTCCTTCAGGGTGATGGTTGCTGCGGTTCCTCCGGTTCCTGCTCTGACGACAGCTACCTTGGAGGCCCCGCCTGTCAGCATCTCGTCCACGATGTTAACCGTGTATCCGGTGCCGGGCGAGCCGAAGGCTGCAGCTGCTTCTACAGGACTTTCGATCCACTTGATTTGATTCAGCGGTCCCCAGTTGGCTCTAATAACTGCTGCGCCTATACCGTTTGCGGCGCCAGCGATTTCGACGCCGCCAGCGTTCTCGTATCTGGTATAAACGCCCGGGCGAATTTTGGTTTCGCCCACTACAAATGTTCCAGACATGTTATTTGACCTCCTTCTTCATGAATGTGCTGATGATTTTCTCTGCAGCCTGTTTTGTGGCTTTTTCAAGTCCCGCCACGCGGAAGGCTGCAATTACGCATTCCGGCATAACGCCGAATACCGCCTTGCTGTTGGCAGCAAGCTCGGCGACGGTGTATTCCGGTTCCGCTTCTGCAGCGGGGGTTACGATGACTTCCTCGTCCGGCTTTTTGATTTTGTCTGCCATGCGTATGCTCCTTTCTTGTTATAGCGGTTCTTTGCCGCACAGCTTTGATTTGACGTCGAAGCTCTGCGTAAGCGGTTCCGCTTGAATTGTTGTGTCCGCCTCCACATATAGGTGCTTGGGTGTTGGGTCTGCCTCGGTGTCCTGTATGCTGACGTTAATCAGCGGGGCGACGATGGCGCGCCGAAGGATGCCGAAGCGCATCTGTATCCTGATCTGCCCTTGCGACAATGGGTCCAGTCCGGCGTCCGCCGAAAGTTTCCGTATTGTCATGGGGGAGGTGTCCAGCATCGTGACTTCTCCGCTTAGTGCCAGCGTGTCTATCAGGTATCTGATCCACTGCAGCCGTGCCTCCGCTGTTGGGGCGAAGACGTGACCTGCTATGGTGCCGTTCATCCACGCTACCGTGTTCGTCTGGTCTGATGTCTCAATGCTGGCAAGCCTAAAATAAAACGCAGGCGCTCCGGCCTGCGGCTCATAGTAATTTGTCAGCCTGTCGTGCCCGATGACCGTTGCGCTTGGTTCCCAATCCTTCACGAAGTGGTCCATGGCGAGGATGGGGTCCGGGTCGCTCGTGATCTGGTTCGGAAACGCGAAAACATCAAAGAGCATTGTGATTCCGATTATCTCGCTTGCACTCTCCTCAATGTTCTTGGCGCTGAAGTTCTCCGAGCGCCTCCAAGCGAAGCAGTAGGGAGGTTCTCCGTCCGGAGTCATGAATATTCCGCAGATGGCCTTCCTCACTTCTGGTTCTATCTCCTCCGGCATGATGCCGTTGTCGATGCTCCAAATGTTAAACACGGCCTGTCCTGACGTTTGCCTTTCCGGGTCTGCCTGCATGTCTATGGTGTAGTCAATGCGAGGGTATTGCTTTGCTCCCTTCCAGCTTGGCGCCTTGTCGCTCGGTGCGTTCTGGTAGAAGA